AGACGTCTCTCACAACCTGCCATATCGGCCGTTTGTTGGTGAAAGTCGAGGTCTTTTTTATGATATGCTTCCTGTACTTCCCTAGCACCTGGCTGTTCGACGAGGCAGGCCCAATGAGTAAGTAACCTTGGTTCTTGTTGCGAGTAATCTGCCTTGAGCCAATATTCACCCATTTCAGGAATGAATAACTTCCTAACGTCTTTCGCAAACTGACCACGGCTGGGTACTTGCTGTAAGTTAGGATGATTATAAGAAAAACGGCCAGACACAGTGCCACCACTGTCAGACCTAATTTGATTAATATGTGCATGTATTCTACCCTCCTCTGTATAATTCATTAGCCCTTGTAAAAATGTGCCACGTAATTTGTTTAACTCACGTGCTTGCATTATTAATCTTGGCAGTTCATGTGGATGATCTGTCAAAAACATTTTTGTAAACGAAGGAGAACCTGTTTTGTCAGTTCTCTCGTATGGTAAATTTAATGCGTCAAAAGCTTTTGCAATAGATGCTGCAGCCCATATTTCTACATTAAGATTTGTAAGATCCTTAATACGTTTCATTAACTTTTTTTCTTTGTTATGAAATTTTGTATTTAATTCTATGCATTTATAAGTATCAAATCTAACACCACGCCTGGTCATATGAAATATTACATTTATTAATTTACATTCCACATCATACACTGTGGTAAGATTATCCTTTACAATTTCCCATGTAAGTTTTTCATGTAACTTATATGTAAGATCAGCATCAGCTTCTGCATACTCACCTACAAACTCTGCAGGTAATTTATACATTTCTGATTTTGGATTTACGCCAAATGCTTCTGCTGCTTCTTTTAATTTTTGCTCGTTTTTAAACTCACCAAGATATTCGTGCACAATACTATTTAATGTATACGAATATCTATTTTCATCTATTAACGCAGCAGCTACCATCGTGTCGTGTATTCTACCTTTTACTTCTATTCCTAATGTCCACAACCAACCTATGTCGTACTGTGCATTGTGAAATATTTTTTCTATTGTGTTATCATTACAAATAGATTTTATATATTTTACAATTTTCTTTTCATCCATGTTACCACCACCTTCGTGTGAAATTGGATAATAAGCTTTGAACGATGCGGTGGCTATAGCTATTCCTATCACCTTACCTTTCTTAGTTGGCCAACCTGGTCCATGCTTTATTAAATCCGGGTCACACGTTTCTAGGTCAATTGCTACACGTCCCTCAATATTTGGAAACTCTGTAGGTGCAACCCAATGTGATGTTACTGTTTTATATAGATCCTGAGTCAATTATCTCTCCTGCTATTGCTGCATAACCTGCCATGTCGACAAAATTATCCATATTTATTTTTCTACCTTGATTGTTTCTAGATATTTTTAACAATATCATCATCAAAGCAACGTCATCTGCAGTAATGTTAGCCATCGGTTGTAATTTTTTATCTAAAAAAATATTCCAATATTCTGCTATCTCTGCATGATTACTAAATGCATCGCCATGCGATAGATTTCTATCTTTAGCTACTAGCCTACTAGCTTCTTCTAATATTTCTTCTTTGGTCATATTATAAACCCTCCATCTCGTTGTGGTTGTATTATATGTAGTTGTTCTCTAGCACGTGTTGCTCCTACATAAAACACACGGCATTCGTCATCCGAATCCTTTTCCATTGCTTCTTGTGATTTTCTAGATAGATCTGTAAGCAGCATGACATTGTCTGCTTCTCCACCTTTTGCACCATGTATGGTGCTTATATTTATTTTAGGATCTTTTGATATTGTGCCTCTAATCTCTATGGCACGTAAGTATTCTTTATCTCTATTGCCAACTTTATCAAATGCTACATCCCATGGCCTGCCCCCCATTAATAATCCATGATGCATTACAAGCTCTTCTAACTCGTATTGTTCTTTGTCAGCCATTTTTAAATTTTTATGTCCCCTCTCTATACCTATCTGACTAGACATGTATGAATATATGTCTCTTATGTCTGCCAAGGGTACAATTTCACCATTATTTAATTTTTTCCATGCTTCTACAGCGTTTAACAATTTTGCAGATATAGGTAATTTATTATTTCTTTTGTACAACATACCTTGTAATCGTATGTCACGTTCTATCTCATCAAGCATGTAATTAGTCCTAGCCATTACAAGCCAACTACCTGGATCTTTTAAATTAACACTATCTGGATAAGAATGGTACTGTACTAATCCAGCTCTTTCTGTGCCTCTCCATTGTTTGTTTCTTCTTAATTTTACTCTATTTATTATTCTACCTGATAAATTTTGAATAACACGAGAACACCTAAAAGACTGTTTTAGTGTTTCTACTTCACCTGGTAACTGTATAAAATATCTAACATCTGCACCTGCCCAATTGTATATAGCTTGGTCATCATCACCACTTATGTAAATCTGTCTTGCATTCTCTGTTAGTTTGTTTATCATTCGCCACTGCAATTTACATAAATCTTGTGCTTCATCTACAAATACAACTTCTAATTTTGGGACAGGACCAGAATCCAAATACAATTCTATCATGTCTGTAAAATCAAATACTTCTTTTTTCTTTTTAAATTCTTCTAACGATCTTTGTGCACGTAACAAAGAATGCCACGACATATCTTGTAAATTAGAGCTATTGTAATGTTGTTCTAAATCCATACACTTCATACGTGCTAAATTTATTTCGTTAATTAGTATGTTATCTGTGGTCACTACACCACCAGATTCTGCACCATCTGTTACAGATCCTAAATCCATGCCAAACGTTTGTGCAAACTCTTTATAATTGTCACGTGACATAACTTCTGACTTAGTTAATCCTAACTGATGAAACGCAAAAGAATGTAATGTCCTGAAATACGGTAGATGTTGTTCTTCTAATTTAAACTTTTTTATTGCCCGGTCACGAGCCTCGGTTGCCGCTTTCTTGGTAAATGCAACAAACGCTATGCGATCTGGTGCAGTGCCTTTTGCCAATTCTTGTTCTACAAGATTTAATAAATTATGTGTCTTGCCTGTGCCTGGTGGTCCTAATATTATCTTAGTCTTACTGTGCATTTGCCATCCTTTCCTACAAATATAAATTTCATTTTTAATCTTTTTTGTTCTTGTGTAAGTCTTCTAAAAATACGCGTGCCAGGTCTCCATGTTTTACGATAACTCTCACTCTTTACATCGTATATCTCAACTCTACCTTTCTCGTCTATTGCTATAAGATCTGCCGGACCTAAACCATACAAATTTTTAAACACAAAAAATCCTTTTTCTATTAAATACAGAATAGCCATCTGTTCACTCTGCATTCCCTTTTTTAGTTTTGGTAATTTAGAACGGCGCACCATCTACCTCCTTTATGTCAAATGCAGAATCTTGTTGCTGGTATGCAGGCACGCCCCACACACGTACAGTTCTACCTTTTAAATTAAACTTATCACTTTTACCTTTTAGATGTCGCAATGCTTGCACAAGTTGACCTGTGTTAAAATATGTAAACTTGTTACGTGTAAGATAATCTTGTAGATCCTTAAGTCTAAACCATGTCACACCATCTTCTGTCCATGGTTTACGTAATAATAATTCGTCACGATTTAGAGCCTGGGCACGATCAGTACAAAACTCCTGGAGGTGAGCCTCAAACTGACCGGCCAATGACCCATCATCAGACACAGGAATCTTGATAAGATTTTGCATCAATCTCTCAATTATTTCCTGCCATACTGACTGTTTTACAAGAGCAGGCATGTGATTTAAACTATTCATACATTTTTTTTGGAACTTAGTTTGTATCTGCAGCTCTTCTGTTTGTAATTCCATTCTAGCGTCACCAACATCTAAAAACCACACAGGTGGATCTGTTTCTAATTTAGTCAGTGCGCTAAACTCTAACGACGTACCATTACCACCTACACCATATTTTCTGCCTCTACAAACTTTTGCATTGCAGTAAGAACTAATAGGTGGTTCTTTACATCTATAATTATATTCTTTCTTTTCTAATTGATTTTGTACTGTCACTACCTCTGATGCTGACAAGGGTGGCGTCATGTAATCCTGGTTGTATTTTTCTAATAACGTTTTCCAATTGTCTGCATCAAACTTACGTAAGTATACACCAATGTTAAACAAACCATTGTTGCGTGTGCCTTCTGGAAATCCTTGTGTACATAATTGTTGTAAACAAGGAGGACCATCTTGTATGACATCATTAGATACCTGTAATGCAACTTTGTCTATTTCTTCTACAACGTATTTATCATATAAAGAATAGAACTCTGGCAATGTCGCTGCTGTTCCATCATCTTTGTAAGCATATCTAGTTGTACTTTTTGAATTATAATAAGGAAGATTTAAAAAATTACCTAAGTCTCCTTTCTCTATCAGTATCGTTGATTGTTTGGGAAATACTTCTACAGAAGAATGTCCTAAACCATCTCTCTCTC